AGCTGCTTCTTGGTCAATATGTAATCAAATGCCATTTGGTCCTCGTCAGTACAACCAACTGCGCCATCCACTGTAATGGAATTAGTTTGAAAAGGGCCTACCACCACCGCTGGAGTGGGCACATCAATCTGAGAATCATACCTATAAGTTTCACTCACTACCCTTTGGTGATGCGAGGTGTCTACAGGCTTAGAGAAACCAAATGATGCTGCTACGTTGGCAGCGTTCTTTAAAAACCATGCTGGCGTCCCCATTGCTGCCTTCAATCCTGGTATGCGTCCTACTTGGGAGACCAAGCCAGAACCTGCATCCAATATCCCCGAGACAACACCTGCTCGCTTAGCCTCACCTCCACTCTGCAAATTAATAGCAGAGGTTATTGATGTCTTTGCACCAATTACCTCTACATCTTCAAGCCAAGTATAAATCTGAAAGGTGGGTGCAAGGCCAGAAGTGGGGTTCCTAGCACCAGCCAACATAGTGCCCATAAAAACACCATAAGGTTGTACTAAATTAACATTGCCAATATCATCATACGGGATGTACTCATAAGGCCCTACAAATGGAACCTTCAGCTCAGCACTAGTGTTCTCGGATATATCCAACAACACATGCGGTAAATTAACTGCTAATGCAGGGAAATACCCTCGCCTTCCATTTATTGCTTGATTAGTCTCACCATACTGGAAAGACAAACATGCAATACCTTGGTGGAAAGGCGTAGCAGAAACAACCATCTTAAAACACAAAGTGGCCCTAATACCCATGCAACCTGCTAAACGGGAAAAAGTGTTTGCCGCTACCATATCTCTAAATCCTGAAAAACTAGAAAATGATATCAATGAAAATTGGGTATTGGTTGCGGGTAGAGCTCCGGATGATCGAAAACATGGTCTACTCAGGTATTCCCGCAGATCTCCAACGTTCGCTGACGAGCTCACACCATATGCTAACTCATTGGCCGTTATCTCAGCACACATAGTTGCTTCATCATTAAAAGAAGTTATATTAGCGATGATCTCTGTATTCTTAGACACCGTAATACCTTCTATTGTGTCGCAGTTATCTATTGGGGTTGCTGCTCCCCCTATTAAATCTTGTTTCATAGCAAGCAAAATACAAAATGGGGTCTGCTCAAACA